CCCAAAAGGCTCTGGAAATATTCGTAGGAGAATGTGACATCCCCGGCGAAAGAATAGACGGCATTGTCGATCTTACCGTTAGAGCGTTTGCCCCAGCAGTAGACAAATTTGCGGTCGCCGATAAAAAACGGCTCCTCATAAGCCGCGTCCTTGAAGAATTCGATGTAGATTTCCATGTTGTGATTTCCTGTCTGTTTCTGTGCGCCCGTATCGGGATTGCCAAAACCATAAGGCAATTGGATTAAGAGCCAAGCTTTATTTATCAGAAAAGAAAGATAGTTTACAAAGTGCTGGGATTGCGCTCTTAAGGGGATTCCTTTCTTAAGGGAATTTCTCCCTTAAGGCGGATTCCTCTCTTAAGGCGATTGTATTGGATTAGCCCCTTAAGGAGCTTTATCGGGATTAGCCTCTTAAGAGGGTTTCCGCCATTGGCGGCCAAAGTAGCGGCCAAAGATGGCGCAAGAGATGGCGCAAGAGATGGCGCAAGGGATGGCGCAAGGGATGGCGCAAGGTGCCTAGGGCCAAGGACGGGCCACGAAGGGCCAACGAAGGCCAAGGACGGGCCAAGCAAAGGCCAACGAAGGCCAAGGACGGGCCAACGAAGGGCCAACGAAGGCCACGAAAAAGGCCACGCCATTGAAGGCGTGGCCCTGAATTGTCCGGGATTCGGCTAGCTAGCTAAGGCCGAAACAATCGCGAACAAGAGGCCGAAAAGGCCAACGCAAAGAAAAGCCAAAGTAGTAACGAAGTCTGATTTTTTCATATGTTTAGAATCAAGCGTGAATTCCGATGCCAATTGCAATTCCGGCAAAGTCTTTTGAACCGCAAGCGTGCCGTCCGCCGGGAAGGCAATTGCCGCAATTGCCGGGACAAGCAAAGACGCGATTGTAAATTGCCTTCAATTTCTCGCGAACCGTTTTCCGATATTCGCCGGAACCTTTGTTCTCTTTCGACTGGTACGCTTTCGACTTGATGAAGCTTTTATCCACCGGGACAGCATCAAATTCGCCCCTGACAATTGGCAATGCCGAAAACGCATTTGCAATTCCAGTGTTCACCCAACGCGAACCATTTGACTTGTTTACAAGGTAGTTTGACGGCCAAACGAAACCACCTTGATCAAGCGAAACGAATTCCGCCCACGATTTCGAGTAACCGTAAACGGACAAGTCGGGACGGCCTTTGCAAAGTTCCATAAAAAATCTAAGCGTTTCAACATTTGGGAAATCGCCATCCACGAATAAGCGAACCGTTTTCCCCTCTGGTATTAGATTCCATGCGCTTGCAATTGCTTGCGGCCCATGACGCATCAAGAGACTGTTTTGAAGTTGCCGAAAGAAAGCAGCCGGATAACGCCAAGCTTTTAGGGAATAACAATACTTGGCGCATTCGCCCTTGCCGGGACAATCCGCAATCGCGAGAGAGGAAAACGCGAAGAAAGGCAATTTCTTGTTTCCGTTTGAAACTATGACGGAAAATGGCGGTTTTCCATCCATGCCGGATTCGATCCATGCCAAAAACTTTGCGGCATAATATGGCCACGAACCCCGCAATAGATAACCCCTTGAAACGCTTTTCAAACTCAACTTGATCGATTCAAGGTTTTCTATGTTTCTGACAATTTCTAAACATTCGTTTCTGTTCATTTTTTTTTCCTCTTTCGTTTCTTGCTCCGGCTTTTTGCCTTCGCTCCACCTACTCTTTCACTCACCCTAGAGATTTCAAGTCAATTCCCTTTTGATTCACCTATTCCGTTCAAGCATTATCCGTCCTAATAGGCGGCGAACGGGAGTTAAGAAAGGCTAATGTTTAGTACTGGGGTGAAACCATGGGAATCCCCTAGACAATCCATTACACTCCTTTAAGACACCACGCACACGCCCTAGCTAAGTATAGCAATATACTATACTACCTTACTATACTATACAGTTATATACTATATTAACTTAGTATACTATACAACTATATACTATACTAATTTAGTATACTATATAGCTATATAGGGGGGAGGGGGTACGTTAGGGGGGGTGGGTGGCTAGATTGAAATTGATCCATAAGCCATTTTAAAAAAATCACAGATGTTTGGCCCTACTCGCCATAGCCGCTGTCCTTGGCGTAAGCTCTAGTTTACGCGGGTAGAGGATTAAACAGAGGTCGCGTTAAAACAGTTGCGACGTAAGTTGCTGTAAAGGACGGGAGAAAGGGTGTAAAGGTTGTGCATTAATTTGAGATAGTTGTAATGTAGTTATGTTCATAGAGATAGGTAGTTTGTTTTATTACGAACAAACTGCTTGCATATCTAGGGGAATATGAAATAGATGAGGTATGCCTAAGAGGAAGATTAGTGATCTATCTAAGTCGGTAGCCGCAAATGCAAACAATGTTGGTAACTTCATTGAGAGGCGTGATCCGGCGTTGGCAATTAAGGCACTAGAGATGTTGGCCGAAGGGGAGAGTTTTAATAGCATCAATAAGAAGCTGGGAATGAAGTGGGAAACTGTGGCGCGGCTTAAGGCGCGGCATAAGATGGCTCTCAATGAACGTAGGGCCTCGCTGGCAGAGGATGCCCTAGACATTGTAGAGGGGTTGCGGCTCTTGCAGAAGGAGAAGATGCGGATGCTGGCGGAAGACCCAGAGCAATTGGCTAGGACCAACATACGAGACTTAACACTTCCTTGGGGGATAGCTAATGATAAGTTCCTGTCGGCTATGGGAGAGAACAGGGTTGTGGTTGAGCATAAGACGAGTGCCCCGAGTTTGGAGGATGCCATGAAAGCTATTGAGCAGGCTAAGGCCAATATGAAGGCGTCGTCTATTGAAGCGGTAGTAACCGAGATAAAGGAATGAGTTTGCTTTGGGCCTACCATGAAGTGTTGAAGCCGCCGAGTGATGCGGAGCTGGCTTCCATGTCCCCAGAGGATGTGCTGAAGCTGCATGAGCTCTATCATTCGGCAATTGCGAATAGCAAACGAGATAACTATCGCTATGGCTGGAAGTTGCCGCATTGGAAGGATGCGGAGGATTTGATGGCTAATCATTCCGAGCTTCTGGTTAGCGGAGGCAATCGTTCCGGGAAGACGTGCTTTGCTGCAAACGCTATTGTGAAGGCGGCAATTGAGAACAACCAGTCAACCATCATGTGCTTTGCACAGAATGCTGACGTGTCTATTCGCCAGCAGCAGTCTGCAATCTATGATGCATTGCCCGAGGAATACAGGGTGAAGGTGCTGGGCACAGAAGAGAACATCTCCTACACGCGGAAGAATGGCTTTAGCAAGTCGAGCCTCATCCTGCCCAACAGCAAGAGTTCAATCATCTTCAAGACCTATGCACAGTTCTTGAACAACGACACCATCCTTGAGGGTGCTGAGTTGGGATGCCGCGATCCTAAATGGCTCAACATCGGGGCGTGGTGCGACGAGTATTTGATTGGGCCTGAGCTTCTGGCTACGCTACGGTTCCGCTTGGCTACACGCAATAGCAAGTTGGTGGTTACGTTCACGCCCATTGATGGCTACACGGAGGTTGTGCGTGACTATGTGCAGGGGGCTGAGACGTTGCAAACAAAGCAAGCGGAGCTACTTGACGGACGCGCCGTGCCCTATTTGCAGAAGTCTAGGAATCGTGACGCCGGAATCATCTACTTCCACAGCAAAGATAATCCATTTGGAGGATATGAACGTATCTCAAAGGACTTGGCTGGTAGACCGGAGAATGAGATTCTAACCCGTGCGTATGGCATTGCAACAAAGTCAATGTCTACGAAGTTCCCCAACTTCTCTCGCGAAGTGAACGTCATTACCCATGAGAAGATTGACCTGAAAAACAAGACAAAGTACATGGTTCTTGATCCTGCTGGCCGCAAGAACTGGTTCATTTGCTGGGTGGCTATTGACGAAAGCGACACTTGGTTTGTCTATCGTGAATGGCCAGATGGCAACGTAGGCGATTGGGCTAAATGGCATGGCGGTAAATGGTCAAGTGGAGAGGCCGCAAAGGGACTTGGCTATGGCATCAAGGACTACGTTGAGTTAATCACCGGAATGGAGTCTGAAACAAATGACACCATCTTTGAGAGATTGATTGACCCACGGCTAGGTGCAGCCAAATACCAGACACAGGAAGGTGCTTCATCTATCATCGAAGACCTATCGGATGCCGGGTTGGTGTTCATTCCTGCACCGGGCGTTGACATTGAGGATGGATTGCAAGCATTGCAGACTAAGATGGCTTACAACAAGAAGAAGCCAATTGATTCAATCAATAGACCGCATTTCTATATTTCCGACAGATGCCACAACATCATCTCCGCATTGCA